GGTCGATAAAAAATACGAGGTTACTTTTGGCAGGCATGTTAAAAAGCTTGCTGACATAAGAGATCAAGCACTAGACAAAGGAAATTTGACGGCTGCGGTTTCAGCTGAGGTGCAAAGAGGTCGAGCAGCAGGTCTTTATATAGAAAGAAAAGAGGTGCGAACAGGCAGCTTGGATTCTTTAAGTGAAATAGAGATTAAAAACAGGATACAAAAACTACTTGGAGACTACAAACCCTTGTTGGAAGCAGAAGACGCTGTACTTACTGAAACTTCATCTTAGGTAGTAAATTCATATATCTTTCTTATTGCTATTGCTATATTGTGCTTCTAACCAAACAGGGTACGCCTTAAAATATTCAAAGGCACTGGCAAACTCTTTTTGTCCACAAGCTCTTCTTTCAACACAGTTTTCACCAAACAGTTTACGAACAAAACTAACAAAATGTTTTAAGCTCTTGTCTTGCTCCGAAGGCAAGCCGTCTTTTTGTTCCAGTTTAGTCATGTTTGCTCCTATCAACTTTTTGGACACGCTTGTTTTTTGTTTTTATCCAAGCCTGGTTTGCCCAATCAACTATATTAAAGCATATATCTAAGATTTTTCTAATAATATTTATACACCTACCCCTAAAAACAACAACAGGAAAAGTAAAAGGGCAGAAAGAATGTGAAAAGAGTATTTCATTTAACCCTTTTTTCGTTGTGTTTTACTGCTAGCTTCAACATTTCGTCTACCTGCTCGTTTGTCGGTAAATCAAAAAGCTTAGCCAAGCCGTCCAATGTTTCTTGTCCTGAAGAACTCAACCTATCATATTCCCAGAACAAATCGTTTATTAAAGGAATTGCGTTTTTGAGCATTCGCCTTCTGTTCGATCTTGTATCAATCTTCATTTTTTTCCTCTATCTCTATAATTTTATTTAAATACCATCTCGCTTTTTTTAAGTCTTCCACACCATTTTTATCTTTGTATCGTGTGACATATTTAACCACATTTCCCTCAGCAAACCCCATGTCGTATTCCAATATGAAGTCCGTTACCTCTATATTCTTTCGATAATAACTAGGATTAATTTTGTCTTCTTCAGGCATCTTTATTTCCCTTGTAAATAGCTTTCGCCCTACTAATTAATAAGTCTTGGACATCGGGATCGGGACAATTGTTTGGATCACTCCATTCTAGTTGGCCTGTTTCTTCGTTCTTACTGAAAACAATTCTTCCTCTTCCCCAACCAAGATGAACCACTCCGCCGCCCTGTGAATTACAAACAACTCTCGCTCCATTAGGTGCTTTCATCAATCTTCCCCCATTGTTCGGCCATGGCTTCTGCTATTCCTTTAAATGTTTTACTACGAACATGGCTTCGTTCCTTTTTAGGCAGGCTAAATGTATCGTAATGAAACTTATTCATCTTCTTACCATTTTTCATAGTCACCATTTCAGGTTTTACAACCTTCGTGTGTTTTAATAGAGGCAAGTTCTTTGTCCAAAGGCAAGTCGTCTTTTGTGTGGTATGCCCAAACTGCCAAGGCTGTATAATTTGTTCGGGTTTTCTGATCTTGGTGCTGATTACAGAGACAGGGTTTTCTAAACAAATGCGTTCAATGGGTGCGTCCAATAAGAGCCGCACAAACTCCAAAGCATCTTCTTGTAATGACCAAGGTTTCCTTCCTTCCGTGAACCACCTTGCTCCACTTACTGCTAAGTGTGTGCAAGGTGGGTGTGCAATCATCAAGTCCCAACCATCATCTAAAATCTCAGACACATCTCGTTGAAAATGTCTGACATCAATGGTTTTGCTTTCACAAGGAAGAATATCGCAGCTGTAGGCATCATGCCCTCGTTTCAAAAACTCGTCTCGAACTGTACCGCTGTATTCACAAGCAACTAATACTTTCATAGGGACACCTCATCTGCTTTTTCTAAAAATAAAATTACATCAGATATTAAATCTTTGAGTGTTTCCTCGTTTTCAGTACCGCCATGCACTCTTTTAATATTCATTAGACCATTAGACTCTAAGGTTTTTCGTATGTCATAAGCATTAAATAACGCATTACTAGTTTCGTTTTCACTCATAGGGACACCTTTATAATGTTTTCAGAACTGATAGTCGGTCCAAACAGTTTTTCTGCTTGCTCTGTGCTGATGATGTATTCTTTTGCTGTTTCAAGGTCTCTAATAACAAAAGGTCTTTTCCTTGCTCTTGGTTTAAAACCAACCAAAGAAACCTTCATGCCATAACTCTCAGTAATTTTAGTCGGATCTAGCTCCACCATAAACTCATAGTTTCTTCTGTCAGCGATCTCTCTTTCAAGCGCCTTCTCTTGCACAGACAAACCACCTTCAATAGATATTCTAAAACCATTAAACTTTACACTATCACTATCATAACTAGCGTTGCCGAGGTCAAAACTTAGGCCATGCTGTTTCAGTATTGGTTCTAACTCTGTTTCAAGAATCTTTCTTATGTTCCCTGCATTTTTGCGATCCATTGTTGTAATTTTGTTCATTTAAATCTCCCACAATTATTTATTTTACATAGGAATTGTATCAGATACATTGTATATATGCAACATCTATCCCTTACTCTGATACAATCTCTCTTACTGTGGCGAAAAAAGAATCTTTATTTTGGAGAAAAGTTAAATCGAACCTAAAGTCGTTCGAGTTAATTCGTATAGAGTCATGGACTAATCTTGGTATTCCTGATGTTTTGGGGGTGTCCCCTCGCGGTGTTTATTTCACAGTCGAACTTAAAGTAAGTGAAAGTAATAAAGTTTCCTTCTCCCCACATCAAATTGCTTACCACAAACTACGAGAGAAATCCCCCGCTTTTATCTTAGTCCAAGCCCTCTCGAAGAAGTACCCTAGAAAATATGGCGTACTTGTCTTTTCCCCTGACCAAGTGGAAGAACTTGCAGCCAACGGCCTAAAAACCACCCCTATGTTGTCCTTTGACCAAGGTTCTTGGTCCAATCTCGAAGAATCCTGGTCCAAGGTCATTGAACAGTTTGTGGATAACCCCTAATTATTTGTGGATAACCTGTGGATAAGTGCTTGCTACTTTTGGAGGCGCTCGCTTGTCTGTTCTGACAAAAAACCAAGGACGGGCCACCAGGGTCGCCGTAATACCGCAATTGGCTTACTTGCTTTTTAAGGGGGCGCTCGCTTGTCTGTTCTGACAAAAGGCTCGTTGATCGGATCGGCGACCTAGAAAAGACTGCTTGCTTGTCTTTTCTATCTAAAGGTGGAGGCTGCCCTGGGTCGCCGTAATACCGAAGTGGGTGTTCGAGCTCGTTGATCGGATCGGCGACCTAGAAAAGACTGCTTGCTTGTCTTTTCTATCTAAACGGATCCGTCTTCCCAGGGTCCCCTGGTTTCGGATCAGGCACAAAAAAACCCCCAACATTTCTGTCGGGGGTTCTCGGTGGTATGGATAGCCCGGCCTCGTTTTTGTTAATGCAGTCGACCCTGACTGCTCTAGGCTAAAGATTAGCCGCCTATACCACTCCTCGGTGGGTAGTTGGATTCACTTGGATAGTTTATACACTACTAACTTACACTATCAACCCTCGCACCTAACATATCTCAAAGCCACCGCAGTTCTTAGCGAAGATTTGAAACTCTTTGACATTCTCGACTGTGAAGGGGTAGCCTGTGTTAAAGTTCTTGACCTTTCCCTCACCATGACAAGCGTTACAAGTGCCTTGCACATGGACATCATCTCGCTCCCCTGTGCCTTCGCAATGTTGGCATTTGTCCAAGGGCAGAGCATCAAGTGCTTTCTGTCTTTCTTCCATGTACTCCTTAACGCTTCCGTCCAAGAGTTTGGTAGCAAGAACATTGGCTATTGCTTTGCATTGTTCAGCGCCTATAATATGCCCGCTGTTGTGGTGTCCATTTTCTAAATCTTCCTCTGTTATATAGTCAGAGCAAGCTGTCGAAACATACTCCCAAAGCGGACGCCAAAACCATACATTGTTTCTAAAGTATTGCCCACTTAATGACTGACCATCAAAGTAGGCGTTCCAATCCTCAGAATCATAGTCGTCATGTTCAGGTCTAGGGGGTGCTTTTGTTGTTGGGTTCAATCCGTAAACATCCATTCCCATATCGTTCTCCTCATTATTAATTGAAATACTATTATCTCAAATATCCCATACAAATGCAAATAAATATCCCATATAAATAAGGCTCGTTTGTTTTGTCCGCCGCCCAAAGACAAGCAAGCAATCAGTTGTGTTATACATCAACACAACAAGGATGATTGCTTGCTTGTCTTTTCTATCTAAACGGATCCGTCTTCCCAGGCCCCCTGCTACTGAACCCCTGATCCTGAAGTAAAAAGCCACCGCGAAGATGGAGGTCAACGCGATGGCTCATGTACTAACAAGGAGGAAAGTACAAGGCAATTATAAGACATTTCCTATAAAAATACAACCATTGCTTGTTTGTTCTAGCGGAGGAGACAAGCAATGCCGGGCCAGCAACGAAGAGAATGGCTAGGCAAGGCGAAGCGCTTGCTTGTCTTTTCTATCTAAAGAGGTGTGAGGCCAGGCTGCAGCCCAGTGGAAAGGAAATGTCAATCAATAAAAAACCCGCCGACATTTCTGAGGGCGGGTTTCGGAGGGAGGGCTAACCTATCTCATAAGTAGGTAGCCCAAGCATAGACAGCTACAAAAGAAACGAACGCTGTTACTCCTGTGAAAAGACAGACGAACAAGACAAACAGAACACTGCTTGTTGTAGTCCATAGTTGATAGACAATGTAAGGTGAAGCAAGGGTAAAGATGATTGCTAATGCTTCGATAGCGTGGATTATATTATTCATTGTCCGACCTCTCTTCTTCTAATTGTTCGTAAGTATCAAAAGCAGTATGAAAAAGATCACGATCATTTATCCAAGCTATCAAGCCTTCTCTTGAAGCTATTTGAAAACTCTCACCACTTTCATGGTTATAAAAATGTATCGGTTTAAACCATTTCGTCAGTAATTGCTCCCTTCGGATATTGTGTCCTTGTTTCAGAGCGTTTTGTCCTTGCTCAATTTGTTCAACTATAAGATCGGTTATTTTACTCATTGTCCTTTCTCCATTGGTAGACTCTTTGCTCTACGACTTTCATTCTAGCCATGTCTAGGGTAGGTAAGTTGAACGCTACTTTGACCGCCAAGAGTATTTGCTTCATGCCAAGACTGTCATCATTGTAGACCTCATCCGTTATTCTTTCTTCCATCTCTGTGTTTATTAAGTTGCTCATAATTCCTCCATTTGTTTAATTGTGAACCCCTCTATAATAAGGGATATATGGTATATAAGTCAAGACATTTAATTGACAAATAAGTAATTAAATGTCTTGACTTATCCCATATATGTCTGTAAAGTAGTTAGTAGATAGGGAATACTTCCCCATCACAAAAACAAGGAGGGCATAATGCCACAAGATATAACAGACCTAAACATACCAATGGCAATGATAAGCGCTGACATTCATGCAGATGATGTTAGAACGATCATGCTAATGGTACAAATGTTTGCACTAAGAAATCAAGGAACAGCAACAACAGAGCAACAAGATGCTATGGAGACTATCGAGCATCTAGTGGGCAATGGTGATGCAGAACGATTGACCAATGCAAACTAAGCACATCTGTGTACTTCATCTACCACACCATGTGGTAGATGATTTGTTCCTTGAACATGAACACCATGTAGCCATGCAACAAGAGGGCATTGAGCCACCACATTATATAGGCAAGGATCAAGGACAAAGAGTGCCTAATCTATTGAGACTAGTAACAAGTACCAACGCCTTCGTAGGCTAATCATACAAGGCTCTTAGCCATCATCTAAGAGCCTTAGACGCGCTCGCTATCTTTAGCCGTCGCCCTACATGCAAGCAAAAGGGGGGGGATGGGGTATTAGTAAGCGTTAATAGACCAATAAGATATGGAAACTCTAGTAACGCTGATAATACTAATACCCCATCCCCCCCTTTTGCTTGCATGTCTATCCTTCTCTTTAGAGAAAGAAACAGACGGGTACAGAATATTCAGAAAATTTGACATTTTGTTTTTGTCCGCCTATAACAAAAAAGGGAAGGAGTCCCATGTAAAAAATTTTAAAATTTTCAAAAAATGTAATAAAGCCTATATAATAGGTAACATACAGTTAG